TCCCAGATCCCATCAAAGTATGTTTTTGATTACCTATTATTCTTTCAATGTAATTTGAAGCTTTAGGATCTAATGAAACATTAGCAAATGTTTCTAATATTGTTTTTGCTTTTTGTTTATCATTACCTTGTCTAATAACAACACTAAATACTCCTTTTTTAACATCAGGATTTGTAATTTCCCATCTTAAATTATCTTTTGAGCCACTTACTAAAGAATTTTGGGCACCTAAAGGATTTTGAGCTGATGGTGTTGTGATGCCTATGGTATTAGCAAAATAAGTACCATCAGGATAATTACCTAAAGTAGTATTATCATTATTCATTATTTCTCCTTGGCCTAATGTTTCTAATTCAAAAGAAGCTCTACTTGAACCAGATATAAAATATTGTGTTGCGCTTTGAGATGTAATATAGCTTGAATTACCATAAAAACCATAATTACTTCCTGTTAATGTAGACGTTATATTTAACCAATCACCAGCTTGACTAGCTGTTAATCCATTTAAAATTGAGTAAGTAGAAACAGATTGACTTGCATTTAAAAAAGTTGAAAATTCATAAGCTGTTAAAGGAACTGTTGATTTTATTGGAACTATTATTTGTGTAGATGTGTTTTCTGTAGCCCAATCCTGAGCTGTTGTACTACTAGTTAATTTAAATTCTATTCCATTTAATGTAAATGAAGCTGATGTATGTGTTGTTGCTTCTGTAAAGAAAGGTTGAATGTCTAAACCCCCTGAATATAATGATGCTGTTGATAATAATGACTTATCTCCACTTTGAATTCGTGTTGATGTTGCTTCTGAAAATGCTTTATCTGAGACCCTTGTTACTAACAAAGATCTTCCTCCATTTTGGAAGTAGTTATATGCTGAAATTGATGTAAAATATGTGTAATCAAAAGATCCACTTGTAAAGGCACCACCAAAATGAGCTTGATACTCAGAATAATTGGTTACTAATTTAGGTATATTTTTTATACCTTTTACTGTAGGACCTATTATAGCACCACCATATTGAATTGGTTGTTTTGTTAATTGTGATTTATCGAATTCTCTTGTTGCGACTCCGGGAGAAAGTAAAATATCTGCCATTTTATTTTATTCTAATTTATTTGTGAAATACTATTATAAATATACATACTTTTATTAAAAATGTTTTATAACCCTCTTGGTTTTCGAGTTGTTGGTGGGTCTGTAAAAGAGGTAAATCCACCATGGTTAATTTTAAATCTATCTATTTTTGGGGGTAATGTTTCTGATAAATTTTCTGTTACTTCAGGATTAAAAATTAATCTAGCTTTAGTATTAAACTTATTAATAGAATTTAAATCTTTTTGAAGTATGTTAGGTACTATATATCCATACATTTTTATACTAAAAGTACTTTTTACTACTCTTTCTGCCCCCGCTGGTAATTCTACATTTGTAGTAAATGAATCTATTCTTGCTCTAAATTTAAATCTTTCAGGATCCCCCCAATATGAATCTGATGCATAATTAATAGCTTCTACTATACCATTCATTTGTTCTACATAATATGTAGAAATTATAACATCATATGATAAAGTAACATAATCAGGTACTACTACTGCATATTTTTCTTCTGTTGGTCTTCTATTATTTAAAATATTAAATTTATCATAAACATTATTTTTACTATATTTTTTTGTAAAAACATTATAATTATTTGGGAAGTTAGCATCTAATTTATTAGCTAAATTTCTAATTTTTTCAATACTATTTCTTTTAAAAGTAATTAAAGGCATCATTATTTGCCCTTTTTTATCTCTATAATATCCATCTTTCTGCATTTGTTTCCATCTTTCAGCATTACCATAAACTACAGGTACATTTATTCTTTGACCATTCTGCATTACTGATGGTTTTATAACATTTTCAAAATAATAAAATATAGAACCATCTATATCTTGTAAACCAATACTAAATGGTTTTACTGAGTCTCCTTTAAATGAAATTTGATTGCTTCTGCTTGAAATGTCTTGTACTGCGTTATTTGGATTTGATCCTTGAATTCCCGTTCTTGGGTTGGATTTAGGAGTTTGTAATCCTTCACTTATTTTTCTTTGTGATTTTGGTGTTACTTTTCTTCCTCTTGATGATTCTGGTGCCATTATGCTAATCTTTCTCTAGTTATACCTACTTTATCTGATGGTACTGAATGTGTTTTACAAATAATTGAAACATCATACCCATATTTATCTAAATCATTTTCATATGGATTTGGTTTATTAGGATATCTTGGATCTTTACCTACAAATAATTGATTACTTACAATTGAATCTACTTCATGGTATCCTTCTTCATATAAAATAATATCACCTACTTCAGGTACTGTATTTGCGTCAACTAGATCATCCCTTAAAAATTTAAATGTAATACCTTGTGCAAATTCAACTCCTTGATCTGAGTCTGGGAAATCTTGGTCTGATCTTTCTATTAATACATTAAATAAGACAGGACCCATATAATATTTTTCTTCAGCTGCTTCACCATAAATATTTACTTTAGTTTCTTCTATTTTAAATTTATAAAGAGCACATTGTTGGGTAATAATATCACCCATTAATTCTCTGTTTATACTTCTAAATAAACTTATATCTCTTTCACCTCCAAATAAAGCCATATTATCCTATATAAATTGGGTATGGTACCGCGTTTAATTCTTTTATTCTATTTTCTGTTTCTAATGCTCTTCTTTCCATTAATTTATCACGAGAAGTTTCATCAAAATAAGCTCTTAATCTTTCAATTAATGCTGTTTTTTCTGCTGTTCCTGCTGATACTAAGTCACCTTGATTTAAGGTTACTTCTGCTCCTGGTATTGGGACTTGTGAGTATTTTCCTCTTACATACCCTAACATTTCTTTTGCTAATGCTAACGTATATTCAAAAATCCATTGTCTTCCTATAGAATTAATTTGAGTATATGTTGGATTATCATAAGGAACATTTGATACATTAGTAATTACTCCTGAACTTGATATTGATGTAGGATTATTTCTTTCTGATTTTTTAATATATTGAAAATATAATGTTGTAGATGATTGTGGTATTGGAAATATCCTTAACTGATTATTTACTAATTCAAATGAATATTGTGATTTTCTAACTTGGTCATTAAATTCAATAGCTTGGATTTTTTGCATATCAAAACTAACAGGCATTAATAAGAAATTAATTGCAGGTGAGTAATTACCCCAACCAAAAGTGTCCATTAAATTAATCATTCCTGTTCCTGTTCCTGCATATGGGTCAAAATATTTTACTATTGCAGGAGGAGTTTCATAAAATATTCTTTTAATTTCAAGATCACCTTCATTTATTGATTGACTAACAGCCCATTCAGTTAAATCATAAACTTGTTTATTTTTAATTAAACCAATAGATCCTGTATGCCATGTTGTGTTTCCTCCTGTTCCTGCTTCTTCTCCATATTGTTCACTATATCTTACAATAGGACCAAAATTAGGTCTTATTAAAGAATGATTTATATTTGTTTTTTCTCCAAATTTATTAGTTGAACCTGTTGTTGAACCCTCCAAAGATAAATAATCTTCTCTTACTTTATAAGCATATAATTCATTACCATATGTTGTTACTGCTTCTTCAAATGCTGTGTAGAAATTTAAATCTTGCAATTCAACATCCATAATAGGATATCCTAATCTTCTAGCACAAAAAACAGTTATTTTATCAGCATCTTTTTGAAATTCTACTTCATTATCATAAAAACCAAAAGGAGTATCCCCAGGAAAGAATGATGATGATCCAGGAAAAATTGGGATTTTAGCCATAAGTCAATTATTTTATTATAAATATGAAAAAAAAGATTTTAGATGCCTTTATTATACAGATACTTTACCATTTGTTATAATAACCTTACCTGATGTTAATTTTACAGTAGGTGGGATAGCTGTTTCAGTATAAACAATTCTTACAAATGCAAAATCAGCTAAAAAAGTAGGTGTTCCTGATATATTACCAGCGTGTTTAACTTGCAATCTCATATCATTTACAACTGTGGTATCCCATGTTGAAGTTGCTCCACCATCTATATAAGTAGTCCATGTATCAGATGTATAATTAACAGCAGTTGGTGCATCAACATTAAATGCATCTTCTCGTAACATTGTACCACCCGAGGTTAGTAATTTTAAATCTACATTTGCAATTGTTTTAGTAGGTGATATATTACCTTGAATATGTATTGTTGCTGATGTTATTGCATCTACATTTGAAGGCATATCATCTAAACTTACTAGTGCTATTTGTGTATTTAAAAAATTACATGTATTACCATCATCACTTTCCATATTAGAAGCAGGAGTTGCCGTATTTTCAGAAATTACACCACTTATTAGTAAATCTACTTGTGCCATATTTTAATTTTTAAACTCCTATAACGTTAGAAACATTTGCTGTTGCTACATTTATAATACTACTTATATTAACCCCTATTATTGTATTTGCATATCCTGATGGAGCTATAACTGGTGTTTTTTCAAATCCTATTAACCCTGTTATATCACCATTTTTAACAATTATTTTAGATTGTCTATTAGTATTTTTTTTAATACTTATACCAAATATTTCGCCGTTTTTTATTATCATTGTATTAATATATCACTAAATGAAGCTGTTGCTGAACCTGTTGATCTAGCATATAATTGAAGTTGTAAAACTTGATCATTTGATGATGGACTTGCAGAAACTGCTACATTAGTCCACGTATTTTGATTAGCTGTTGCTATTGTTGTTTGTATATCTAATTGGGAACCTGTTGAATATGCAAAAAGATTACCATTATATGTTGATGAAGATGGCATTGTCTTAAAATACTTAAATGAAATTGATGGTTTCATTGTTGCACTTGAAGTATAATAAACATTAACGCTTGCTGTTATAGCACTTCCTGAAGGTTGACCTATTTTAAAATATTTTATTCCTTCTCCTAAAATTCTAAATCCTGGTGTGCTTTGAGAAACAGCTGAAAAATTAATAGAACTAGTTATTTCTGTAGTTGAAAATTCCCAAGGACCTAAGTCTCTTTTAGATAATCCATTATCATTTAAATGAAAACTTGCTGTTCTTTCACCTAATAATCTTGGGGAATTTGCTATATCTTGTAATTCATAATCAGTATAGGGTCCTTCAAGTGAAGAATCTTGCTGTGCTCTATCACTATCATGGTTAGAATCTGATGCTCCTCGTACCATTTTATTTAAAAGTGTAGGTTTTAATACTTCTGCTATATCAATTAATTTATTATAAGACCATAATAACCCTACATCTCCAGTTGATATATTTTGAAAACCAGGAGCACTACCATCCCAACCATAAGGATAACCATTAGTGTTAGATACAAATCTATAATTTCCTGCTCCCCATCTAAAATTTGATATATTTCCTCTATATGTTATACCATAATTCCCTTGGGCAAAACTTCCACTTATTACTGTTCCTTGAGCTTGTGTATTAAATGAAGATTGGAATCCTGTTGATGCCCCTATTGCTATACTATCGTAGACATAATCATTTTGATCATAACATCTAAAACCTACAGCTCCTCCAATTGTTGCACAATTAACCATTTTATCTACATTCCAAAAACCTCCTACTCCTCCACCAATAGCTATACAATCTACACAAAGATCACTTTGGTAAAAACCAGAATATCCTCCTATTGCTATTGAATTTACCTGTTTTTCACCTTGATAAAAACCATACGCTCCACAAGATATAGCCAAACAATTAGCCGTAGATATTCTATAAAAACCATGTGATGATCCTTGAGCTAAACAATTAAAAGCATATATATCATATACGTCATTATATCCTCTAAAAGAATAAGAGTTTCTTGCTGAATTTGTTCCTGTTTTTGATCCTCCACCATCAGCATGAATGTTGTGAAATTCTATGTAAGTTTTAGTATAAGTATAAAGAGCATAGCAATTAGCATCACCATCATATTGTTCATTTTCATTAGCTGACGTAACTCTAATTACACCTTTTTCATAAGATGCAGAACCTGCTGGTAGGTTGGCTTGTGAAAATTGATTTAAATCTGGGTCTCCTATCCATCTAACATGATTACCTGCTGCACCTCCTACTGAGAATTGAACTTTTTCTCTATATATTCCTGGAGCTATATAAATTGTATCACCAGCTGATATTTGAGTATCTGCATAATCTATAGTTAAAAATGGTAGGTTTAAACTTCCATTATTATTATCATCTCCATATTTACTTACATAATATACTGCCATAATTATCCTTTCATTACTGTTGTGTCAACTTCACGTGAACCTATAATTTGTAGAGTAGGATTAGGTATAACACTATTATAAGAGCCAGTTGTTGAAACTCTATTTTGAGGACTTCTTCCTACTAACTTTCCATTTCTCATTTCATTTATATAGTAAGTTTGCCATACTATTTTTTTATCTTCTGTTTGAGATTTTGCAATATAACCTAATTTAGTATTAAAAGAACCTGTATAATAAATGTAGATTTCTTCATAATCACTAGCTTCTACAATACTTCTTTCATATATTTCAAAAGCAGTTGGTGTATCATTAGCTATTGCTTCTTCTTCTTGCTTTTCAGCAAGCATTTGTTGTAATTCTTCAAGTGTATAATCTGCCATAATCTTAATTTTTTATTAACTTACAACTACCCATGTTTTGTCAGGATCAAATAAAATTGTTCCATCTGATTTTAAATAGTATCCTACTATTCTAGCTATTTCTCCTGAGGAATATGCAAATTCTTTATTTGCTCTCCCAGCTGAAAATAAATATAATGGTGCTCCTACACTTACACTACCGGGGTTGCTTGCTACTTTTGCTGTACCTTTTAATAACATCCCATGGGTTGTTGAATTTGTTCCTAATGCTAATGCTAAAGATCCGGTTGCTGCTGCTGCAGTTTGGTAAGTAGCTTGCGTCCATCCTCCTGCAGGATTAATAGTATATATTTCTCCAGCTGTTACATTAGTATTACCAAAATAAATTATCTCTCCTTCTCCTTGTATTGCACCTGATGATACAGAGCCTGTTTGGTATAATATATTACCTGTAAAGTAACTTGCACTTACATATCCTTCAACTTCTAATGCTGTTGCTTGGGTTGTATCTCCTGTTAATTTTTGGAATGAACCTGTTGCTGCTATAAAATTAGATGTAGTTGCACTACCACTTATGTTACCTGATGCTGTTATATCTGAATTTATTGTAAGTGGTGCAGGATTTGTATGATGGCCTATAGTTATAGTAAAGTTTTGAGAAGTTGTGCTTATTGAACCAATACCTACTGATGTATTTCCTGGTAGTGGTTGAAATGTAGAGCCATAATGTGTAAGTCCATGTATGTGACTACTTGCACTTATATCACCACCTGAAGATGTTATACTTCCTGTTATTATCATATCTCCAGTTAGGTCTAATCTTGAACCTACTGCTGGTAGTTTAGTTGATCCTAATCCTAATCTTGTAGTGGAATTTTGAGGAACAAGAGCATTACCTGAACTTGATATTGTATAACCTATATATCCTTGAGATGTTAATGCAAATAATTCTAAATTGTTGCTAACATCAGAAGCACCTACTCTTTTAGTACGAATTTTATTAGTATATACAGTACCACTAGCACTGAAATTTCCATTCATAGCAAAGTCAGCACCAGTAACATTATCAATGTCACCAAAAGTCATTGTTCCATTATAAACTCTAAAATAATCAGCACCATCAAGAGAAAAAGCTAAATATCTATTTGGTTCAGGATTATATAATATGCGATCATCTAAATCATTTCCTGCTGTAGGTTGAAGTTTATCTTTAAACCATATTTCTTTACCATATACATTATTACTTGCACTTATATTACCTGAGGCTGTTATATGACCACCATCACCATCTATAATCACAGTATTACTCCCAAATTGTGCATCTTTACCAAAGATATTTCCACTTGCACTTACATTTGATGATGTTATATGACCACTTGCACTTATAGATTTAGCTACAAAATTATTAGTAGATACGGTTGTAGTTCCTGCTTGAAGATCAAATACTTCTGAACCTAATATTACAAATTGATATCTATCTGAATCTAATTTTTGATATGAAGTATCAGTTTGGGGATGAATCCATGCTGCGTATTTTGCATAATCTGTTCCCAATGAACCTATAGATTGTGTAGCAAGTGTTTTTCCTTCTTGTAATCTATTAATATTAGCATATGTAAAAGATTCAGATACAACATTGGTACCTTCTGAAGAAGCACTAACAAATTCTAATGATGCTCCTGCAACCCATACTTTTCTCCATGGATTTGATTTACTTCCTAATTCATGTGTACCATTATAAGGTACATCAACTTGTGGAATTATTGATCCTGTTACTACAGCTGCTGTTAATTGTCCACTTCCAAGTGCAGGGGTATTATAATTTCCATATGATCCACTAAATGTTGTTAATCCATTTACATTTAAACTTATATTTGTTGTTATATTTCTATCTACTATTAAATCTTGACTTCGTATTGTGCCACTTGAACTTACATTACCTGATGCTGTTACGGGTGCATTTAATAATATGTTTGTACCTTGGACTTGAGTTTTAAATGAATTATTACCAAAATAAAATGTAGAATATGCTGGTATATAAGCTAAAATTTGTTGACCTACTGCATAATAAGACTCTGCCCCTACAAATAGAGATGCTGTTACAATAGATGCTGTAAAATTATCAGAATGTTGGGCAAAAGATGCAGTTGTAGCATATGATGATGATTCTACTCCTGAAATTGATCCTGTAAAAGAACCTATAAATTGAGATGCAGAAATATAACCACTTGCACTCATATTACTTGATGCTGTTATATTACCACTATTATCTATATGAAATATTTGAGTTCCTAATGCTGGAATAGTGCCCCCTTTATATAAATTAAAAAATGCATCATTACCTGCACCATTACTATCTAACATAAAAGAAAAACCACCAACAGAATCCATTAAAGGTTGTCCTTGATCTACACCTGATAAACCTGCTCTAAGAGCAAGATTATCTCCTGTGTTTGTAAAGGCTATTTGTGTTTTATCAAAATAATTTTGATTATCTATTGAATATTTAGGTGAAAACATTTGAGCACTTGCACTTACTATAGATGCTGTAAAATTATCAGAATGTTGAGCAAATGATGCTGTTGTAGCATATGATGATGATTCTATTGTTCCAAAAAATGATCCTGTAAAAGAGCCTATAAATTGAGATGCAGAAACATAGCCGCTTGAACTTATATTGCCTGATGCTGTTATATTTCCTAAATCATTAAATGTTCCAACATTCCCAAATATATTACCACTTGCACTTATATTACCTGATGCTGTTGTGTGTTGGTCATCATTACTACCTAAATTAATTATATTTCCTATTAAAGATGATGCATGGTTGCTATTTCCAAATGCTAACCCTAAATGAGGAAGAACCAATCCCACACTTACAACAGATTGGGTTTGGTTTACAAATAATCCAAGATTAGTATAATTATATCCACTTGCACTCATATCACCTACAACAGTAAATTCCATATCTTCAGCTGGTGTGTCAGTATTAACAACCATTGTATTACCTATTACTGTACCACTTGCGCTTACAATAGATGCTGTAAAGATGTCAGAATGTTGGGCAAATGATGCTGATTCTGCATATGATGAAGATACTTCATGAGTAATTTCAATTGATGCAGAGTGTGCGTAAGATGCAGTCATTGCGAAAGATGAAGTTGTAGCATATGATGAAGATCCAAATAAAGATCCAGTAAATAAACCACTAAACTCACTTGCACTTATATAACCACTTGCACTAATATTACCTGATGATGTTATTGCTGTAAATATATGATCAGAACCAGATATTATGCCAGAAGGTAATTGAAGAGAGCTTGATATTATTCCACTTGGTAATTGGGTTGAACTAGATATTATACCGCTTGGTAATTGAGAAGATCCTGAAATTATACCACTTGGTAATGATGATGGAGTAATTGATCCCGTAAGAGAGCCTATAAATTGAGATGCAGAAACATAACCGCTTGAACTAATAAATGATGCTGTAAAATGATCTGATGATTCTGCATATGATGAAGATATTGAATATGAAGCTGTAACAGCATTATTTATACTTCCCGAAAAAGAACCTATAAATTGAGATGCACTTACATAACCGCTTGCACTTATATTAGATGTAATTACATCACCACTTGCACTTATATTACTGTTTACTAGTAAACCTCCCGGTTCAGACATTGTTACTTCACCTTGGATTATTGTTGGTTTATTTGTATTTCCATATGTTGTTTGAGTAGAAACCCTACTATAAGTACCTATATTACTATCATCATCCCCAAAATATTTTGAAGCATACATAAATCCACTTGCACTAATATTACCACTATTTTGTAAATCAGTAGCACTACCTCCACTTCCTTTTCCTCCTCGACTTGCAGTTACATTACCCCAATTATCTACAGAAAACATTAAATCTGCTCCAAGGCCTGGGAAAATGACACTTGGTTGTTGAAAATCTCTAAATATATTAAAACGAGAAGAAGTTGTTGCGTTTTGAGAATCCAATACAATATTAAAAGATCTTGATCTATTACGAATCATTTGTCCTGCTGGTGCAGAGATAAATTCTATTTGGTCATTCGAATGAGTTGTATTTCTTAATTGTAAATAATCACCAGCAGAACCCCCACCAGCAGTAAAATTAGAAAGACCTATTCCAGTACTTTGTTGGACAAAATATTTAGGTGCTACAAAATAATCACTTGAAGAAAATATACCCGAAGATGTTATACTAAAGTACTTTGCATTAAGTACTATACCACTAGAAAGACTATCTTTTTGACCTATATTAATGTAATTACTACTAGAATTAGATGAAGATGGATAGGTTCCACCTGTATTTCCAAACCGATCAGTTACAAATATTGATGCATTTCTTTTACCCCATTGATTATTAAAATAATATCCATCAAAACTTGCACTACTTCCTGTTATATTAGTTGAAACTAAATATTTACTTCCACTTATAGTTCCTCCTGATGAAGATATATTTCCTTCAAATGAAGATGAACCCTCTACTTTTAAATTTCCTTCTATTAAAACATCACCAGAAAAATCAGATGAACCTGATATGTTTAAAGAACCTGTTAAGGTACCTCCAAATGATGGACCCATTGGTCCAGGAGTATTTACTTGGACTATTTTGGTTGTTTCTGGTTGGACTAAAACACTTTTATTACTAGTTTTGTTAGTAATAGTGATTACATTTTTAGCAGAATTTACCTGTACATTAGTATTTTTTGGATTTATATTTACAGCCATTATTTATACTGTTACTTCTTTAGATAATTTTATTTTACCTTCGAGCACTCTAGTAACAGTTTGACATGTTCCACTACCAGAATATAATTCTAAATCATAATATGCTTCATTAAAATCTAAAAATGAAGATGAGTATCCAGTAATATATATCCCAATAGCTCCTGATGCTAGAGGTTTAGGATAAGTTGAATCACTTTTTGATCCACTTAAATTTAATCCTCCACCACAAGTGTCTAAACTACTACTAAGAGTTAAATATAATTTAGCATCACTACCATAACCCGATCTTAATTGCATTTTAGCATGATGACTGTATAAATCTACGGGAACTGATGCTGAATCCTTATATTGGATTTCAAAATCTACTGTAGATCCTTGTTCTATTACAAAATTATATTTTCCTGCTGCCATAAGTTTTATTTATAAATATAAAAAAGTATTGGGAAATTAATGATATCCATTTAATAATTCTAATAAATTATCTATAGCATCATGTCTATGAGAATCATTTAACACACATTTAAAAACATAATCTGAATTTACTAATTTAGCCATGTCATGATATGCTGAATAATTTTTATCTTTTAAATCAATTTGGTATGAATCTCCACAAAATAACATTTTTGAATCTTTACCTAATCTTCCAACAGCCATTGCTAATTGTGATCTTGTTAAATTTTGAAATTCATCCACTATTACTATTGAGTTATCAAATGTTCTACCCCTAAAGTGAGCTAATGAGACTAATTCAATTTGTTCATTAGATTCCATTTTTTGTAATATGTTAGGTTTATTATAAACTTTTCTCATATTACTTCTAATAGGAACTAACCATGGTTCCATTTTTTCTCTTTCTGAACCTGGTAGAAATCCATTATCTTCTGTTGAAATAGTAGGTCTTGTTATAATAATTTTATTAAATTCTCTTTTAAAAAATTGATCTAATGCAACTTGAACTGCTAGTAATGTTTTTCCACTTCCAGCTTTTCCTACAATAAAATTAAAAGGATGTTTTAATATTTCAGTTTTTGCTTTTTTTTGTTCAGGAGATAAAGATAGAGAGAATCTTACTGATCCTTTAGGTGGGGATTTTTCCATATTAGATTTTGTCATTATTTGTGAAATTTATTTTGATTAACTTGTCTAAACCTGCATTTACATGCATTTCATTTTCTAACAATAATTCAAAATTAAATCTCTCATCTAATGGTAATACTAAATCTACTTGTGAACCCCATCGTATAAGAGAAAATCTTGAATTTTGTTCCATCATTTCATATTGATGATTTACAAAAGGAGCTATTACATTTACATCTTCATCTGCTATTTGTATTAAATAATAAGTATAATTTATACTAGGACAATATATTTTATTCCACATCCTTTGATTATAATGTAAATAACCCATACTATTTGGGTTTATAGCCATTTCTAAAATATCTTTTTCAACAGCTAACATAGGTTTATTTACAGACTCAATAGGATCTAAAGGTTTAAAATTTAAAACTCCAGGATATGGTATTCTATTTATATGAACATCATAAAATGTCATAAAAATTCCTATAACTAAAGAAGGTTTATTATAGTTTTTATCACCCATTACATCTGGTAAAGTATAATTTCTTCCTTTAATTTCAACAACAGGATCGTTTACATCTTCTATTATTTTTTGATATAAAATTACTCCATCTGCTGGTGAGTAAAAATGTTTATAATCTATATAATTAGGACGCATAGGGTCCCTAAAAAAGAATGTATTTGATAAATCACCAACAGGTAATTTTGATAACTCTTCAACTTCTGTATTTAACCAGTCTTCTAATTTTTGTGCCATTTATAATAAACTTCTTTCATAATCAACATAATTCAAATGCATAATCATACAAGATAACATTGCACCTGATTTCATAAACTCTGATATATTAAATATAATAGGTTCTAATCCTTCATTGTAACATATTTTTTCTAACGCGTGTATTTTATGTTTTTCAGCGTCATATGTTTCATCATTTATAGATAATTCAGATATATTTGAAGCACATAAAATCATATTTCCTACACGTGCTGAATTGCAAATTCCATTATAAACCGCATTAGAACTTACTTCTACTATTTCAGTATATTTTTCTATTTCTTTAATTTCTTCTGGGAGGTGAAATTCAGGGCATACTAATGTTTTTTCTTTTGTTAATGGAAAAATATTACAATCTAAATGATAAAGATATTCATCTACCATTTCTAATTTAATAATATTCATATTAAATTTTTCTTCCATCCATTCAAAAGCTTCTTTTTCTGATCTTATGCCATATCCTCCTATAAAATTATTACCATATAAATACTTTAAATCAGCTTCTCCTTCAAATTTATAAGGACAATCATAAGTATTATAATTCATTAATTCAAAAAATGGTTTTCCTACTAATTCTTCACCCTGTCTAGGAGGGGAAGTAAAATTAGACATAATAATATTATTACTATCTTTTATATGTGGTAGATAAATCCCCATATTAGCAACATATACTAAATCTTGAAATTTATTACCATGGCTTGGCT